CGTGATCGAGTCCGTCTTTCTCGGCGAGTTCTCAGTCGTGAGCGGACAGGGCGGCGGGAAGCTCGTCAACACCTCAGTCGGCGGCAAATCCTTTTCGTTCTCGCTTCCGGCGAGCATGTCCAGCGATGCGCTCATGATCGCTTGCGACAGAGCGCTCCGGCAGTGGGATTCGCTCGACGCCACGCAGCGAGCCTTGCTTTTTACAACGCGCAAACAATCCACCGTTCGCGCTGCGTTCTAAGCTATGGCACTTGTTGACCCTTACGGATTCCCTGTTTCGTCCCGGCTTCTGCACGCTGCGCAGAAGAACACCACCGAGCGCCCGTATTGGCACTCGCGGATGAACGACACGGAGAAAGACATCCCGTTCCAGGACTGGCGCACCGTTGTCAGCTACTCGCGCCGGCTCTACGCAAACGACGGACTCGTGAAGGGCGCGATTGACCAGATGGCACAGCACGCCGTGGGGCGCGCATGGGAGCCGCACTACACAGGCGAGGACACCGAATGGGCCAAGGAAGCGCAGCGATGGCTTACCGAGGAATGGTTCGGCGTGTGCGACGTGCGCGGAGATCAATGGGACTTCAAGACCAGCCTTTTCAACGACTCCGTAGCGCTCGACGTTGACGGGGATTTTCTCATCATCCTTACGGAAACGGATGGCGGCTTCCCGGCGATTCAGCACCTGCCGGCGCACAAGATTGGCATCCGCGTCACGAACAAGACGACTGTGGAAAAAGGTCCGCTGCGTGGATTCCGCATCGAGCAAGGCATAATTCTGAACGAGTTCAACCGCGTCGTCGGCGTCCGCATCATCGGCGATATAGAGAAGGACGACCGCGACGTGATCGCGAATGACTGCATTTTCTGTTTCAACGCCACGCGCGCAGACCAGATTCGCGGACTCCCGACATTCTCGCACGCCATCAACGAACTCCGCGACGCATGGCAGTCGCAGCAGTGGGAACAAATCACGCATCAGCTTGCTTCGTCAATCGGCCTCATCGAGCACAACGAACTCGGCGCGGCAGACCCGAATGACCCCGGCACCGTGCTTGGCGACCAAGGCACCGACGTGGAAACCTTCACGAGCAAGCGTATGGAGGGCGGCATGATTCGCTACTTCAAGGCGGGCAGCGGCGCGAAGCTCGAAGAGTTCCTGAGCAACAAGCCCGGCCCCGCGTGGGAGGCGTTTCAAGAACGCATCTTCAAAAAAGCCCTTGTCGGCGCGTGCTGGCCGTATGCGCTGTGCTGGCCGGGCGCTGGACTCACCGGGCCTGCGGAGCGTTCGCAAATCGAGCTTGCACGGGCAACCATCCTCGACCGGCAAGAGCTTCTGCAATCGGTGGCGCTGCGCGAGATCCGTTACGCACTGAGCAAGGCGATGAACATCGGGCGCATTTCCCGCTCAACCGACTGGTGGCGCTGGAAGTTCACGCTTCCGCCGAAGTTTAGCATCGACAACGGGCGCGACGGGCAATCACGGCGAGCGGATTACAAGCTCGGGCACAAGAACCTTCGCGGCATCCTCGGCGAGCAAGGCATCGCATACGACCATCACCGCCGGGAGCGGAAGGGCGAAGTCGCGGACTTGCTATCGGACGCGCTGGAAGTGGCGAACGAAAAGGAAGTGCCGTTCGGATTGGTGCTTTCGCTCATGCAACAGCAGACGGCAACGGCGAGTGTCGGCGGTGGAATGAACGGGCAACCCGTGGCAGATCCGAATGACCCCGCGCCGGAACCAGCGCCAGTGGTTACGCCGCCCCAAGTTTGACACCGCGCAAAAAGAAAATGGGCCGCACCTACGCATTCCGCACAACTTTCGCATCCGGCGCGATTAACACGGACGCGCGCACCATCAGCGGCGTGAGTGTTATCACGGAAGGCCCCGCGCTAGGGCACGGCGTGATGATAGACGCCGAGAGTCTGAGCACCGTCAAGACGTGCGCGGAGACCTACGGCGGCGGACTCAAGGTGAAGATGAATCACCGCAGCGGCGCGGATGCCATCGTGGGCAGGCTTTCAAGTTTCCGAATTGAAGGCCAGCAACTCCGCGCGGACTTGCAGCTTTTGAGGTCGCATCCGCAAACGGCGATTGTCTTGGAAATGGCGGAGACGATGCCGGAATCCTTCGGCCTGAGCATCAGCTTTTCCGGCGCGCTGGAAGGCGAGGAAGGCGAGACGCAGTTCATGCGCTGCCTCGAAATCTATTCATGCGACATCGTGGACTCACCCGCTGCAAACCCTAGCGGCCTCTTCTCTAAATTTGACACCACCAACAATCAACATCCTAAACCCATGCTCATCGAAACTCCAGAATACCTCGCACTCATCGCCGAACACAAGATCGCGTGCGAGCAGGGCGTGACGCTCAAGGCTAATTTTGAGGCGCTCACCGCCGAGAAGACCGACCTCAGCGCGAAACTTTCCGAGGCTTCAAACAAACTCACGGACGCCGACAAGGCGATCACTGACCTCAAGGCCTCGATTGAAAAGACGGCGGCAGAACATGCCGCCGCTCTTTCCGACTTCGACAAGAAGGTGAGCGCCAAGGCCGCGACGATGCTCGCGCAGACCGGCACAACGCCGGTTGTCATCGGCAGTCCCGCCGCGCCGGAGCCTTCCGCAATCCTCACGCAGTTCAACGCAATCGCAAACCCCATCGAGCGCGTTCGTTTCTACCGAGCCAACAAGGTCGCAATCGACGCCACATTCTCCAAGTAACAACCACACCCACAAACCCAAATGGCCTACACCAATCTCAATATCGCCCGCCTCGCGAATGCCGCGCTGGAGGGCTTCGTCAAAGAGCTTTTGCCGCTCAATGTCTTCTCGCGTTCCTACTCGGCAGATGCAGTCGGGCGCACGCAAGGCAACGTCGTCCTCGTCCCGCTCATCGGTGGCCTCGTCGCCACCACGTTCGGCGGCACCTACGCCATCACGACCTTCGCCAAGAGCGTCGTGACCGTCACAATTAACCGCCACAAAATCGTCCCCATCGGACAGACCGACCTTGACGCCATCAACAACAGCGATTCTTCGCTGGAGTCGTTCGGCTATCAGCAGGGCGCGGCACTCGCGCAGGCTGTCATGGAAGACGTGCTCACGCTCGTCACCACCGCGAACTTCACCAGTGTCGGCGTCACGACCGCTGCAAACCTCGACCTCATCCAGCTTCGCGCCGCACGGCTCGCGCTCAATCAGGCTAATGCTCCGAAGTCGCCGCGCTTTGCGCTCATTGACTGCGTTGGAATGGACGCGCTGCTAAACGTCACGAACTTCGTGCAGGCGCAGATGTTCAAGGATCAAGGCGTGCTCACGGAAGGTAAAATCATGCGCGCCCTCGGACTCGATTTCTACGAACTCAATTCGAGCTTCGTTTCCGCCGCCTCGGTCGCGGGATTCATCGGCCACGGCAGCGCAATCGCCATTGCGATGCGTTACCTTGCGCCGCAGCGCCCCTTAGAATACGACACCGCGCAGGCGTTCAGCGATCCGAGCACGGGCGCGACGGTCGGTCTACGCGACTTCTACGATCCGCTCACCGGCACGCGCTACATGGCGCTGGAGTGCAACTACGGCTACTCCGCCGGCATCACCAACGGCGCACGCATCATCAAGCGCACGGACTAGCCTTTAGGCTGGATAGTTCATACAGGAGCGCCGAACTCAGCAACGGGTTCGGCGCTTTTGTGTCTTGACGTAGCGGTGGCAGGCAGGTAAAAAGCAGGCTTATGAATGCCCATCCCGCAGACTCTCCGCCGCCCGTGTCCACATCGGAACCACTCAGGGATGGGCCGGAACCGGGCGGCGCGGGCGCGCGGACTCCGCTCATTTCCCTCTGTGTCATCACAGGCAACTGTGAATCCTACATCACGCGGTTTCTCGATTCTTTCGCACCCATCGCGGATGAAATCGTACTGGTCCGCGCCATCGGAGCGCAGCAACCGGATGGCACTTTCGAGGCGGCAGAACTTTGGGCCGACACGAACAAACGCGACATCCGTTTTGCGGACTATCGCAACGCGGCAGGACACGAAGATTGGATGCACGTCGATTCGTTCTGCGCAGCACGCCAGATGTCATTCGACATTGCTGCCGGAGATTACGCATTTTGGGCAGACACCGACGACATTCTTTTGAGCGGAGCGGATCTCATCCGCGAACACGCCGAACGAGGCGGCTATACCTGCTTCGTGTTTCCATACGACATTCACGGCAAGGGCATGATGGTGCCGCGCGAGCGTATGATTCTGCGCGGCTCCGGCAAGTGGGAATGCGCGGTGCATGAACACTTCACGTTCACAATTCAACCGCCGCAAGCCATCGAAGATGAGCGGGTGGTGATTCAGCATCTACCGCACCACGAAAAGACGGGCAGCAACGACCGCAACCTCCGCATCCTCAAAAGCATTCCAGACGCGGAC